TCTTTCTTCTTCAGTGTTCCTTACCGTCTTGTTTGGGATAACTTCCAAAAATTTATGGGTGAACAACGTAATCCTGGTGATTCTACTGATTATTTAATTCCTCAAGTTCCTGCTCCTACAACTACTGGATTTGTGAATGGCAGTCTTTATGATTACTTCGGATTTCCAACTATGGTTGACGATTACTCTGCTAATAATCTTTTGGGTCGTGCGTATAATTTAATTTATAATGAATGGTTTCGTGATCAGAACTTACAAAACTCTGTCGTTGTAGATGTGGATGATGGACCGGATGTTGCTACTGATTATGTATTACTTCGTCGTGGTAAGCGCCATGATTACTTCACATCTTGTCTTCCTTGGCCTCAAAAAGGTCCTGCTGTGGATATTCCACTAGGTACTCAAGCTCCTATTGTTGGTCTTGGTGTTAATACTCGTGCTTATGATTCTACGGCCTCTGGCAACGTTTGGGAAACTGATGCAGTTTCTGCAACTACTTATCCTTTCTGGAAAACTGTTGAAGGCACTATTGGTGGTAACCACACTCTTATGGTTCGTGGATCTGCTGCGTCTAATGGTAATTTAATGGTGTATGCTGATTTGGAAGATGCTACTGCTGCAACTATTAATCAGTTGAGACAAGCGTTTCAGATTCAAAAAATGTATGAAAGGGATGCACGTGGCGGAACAAGATATACAGAAATTATTAGAGCTCACTTTGGCGTCACTTCACCGGATGCACGCTTACAACGCCCAGAATATCTTGGCGGCGGCTCAGGTCGAATTAATGTACATCCAGTTGCTCAAACATCGGAAACTGACTCCGGGACTCCGCAAGGTAATCTCGCCGCTTTTGCAACAGCATCGGCAGCTAATCACGGCTTTACTAAAGGCTTTACCGAACACTGTGTTGTACTCGGATTTGTGTGTGTCCGCGCAGACCTTACTTACCAACAAGGATTAAATCGCGAACATTCTCTTCGTACTCGTCTTGAACAATATTGGCCTGCTTTAGCTCATCTTGGTGAGCAAGCTGTACTTACTAAAGAAATTTATCTGCAGGGCACTGTTGATGATGACATCGTATTTGGTTATCAAGAGCGTTACGCTGAAAAGCGCTATAAACCGTCTTACATTACTGGTAAATTCCGCTCTAACGATCCTCAATCTCTTGATCACTGGACACTTACTCAGGACTTCGGTTCGCGTCCTACTTTGTCATCTGCATTCATTCAAGAGGATCCTCCTATCGATCGTGTGATAGCTACTCCTGATGAACCTCAGTTCCTATGCGATCTTTATTTTGATTATATTCATGCTCGTCCTATGCCGATGTATGGTGTACCGGGCAATATAGATAGGTTTTAACTATGGCTTGGCCTGTTGTTGCTGCTGCTGGTATTGCTGGTTTGGCTTCTATGTTTGGTCAAGACCAAACTAATCGTTCTAATGAGACTATGTCTCGTGACCAAATGAACTTTCAAGAGCGCATGTCTAATACGGCTGTACAGCGCGCAATGGCCGATATGAAGGCCGCTGGTATAAATCCTATGATGGCGGCTGGTAATCAAGCTTCGTCGCCCACAGGCGCTATGGCTGTTATGGAAAATAGTCTGGGTCAAGGTATTAGTTCTGCTATGGAGGCTCGTAAACTCGCTAAAGAGTTGGATGCTACTGAATCTCAGGTTACTCTAAATGCGGCTTCTGCGGAGGCCGCTCATGCTCAGTCTCAACAAGCTATGGCTAATGCTAGTGTTGCTAAAAAAGAAGCTCAAATGATGGATATGAATATGCCTGCTGTTGCTCAAGAGGCTAAAGTGCGTCGGATTCATGGTGAAATCGACGAAAAAGCCGCGCCTGCTGATGCTGTTATACGTCGTGTACGCGAGGGCGCTGGCGCTGTTGGATCTGTGTTTGATGTATTAAAACCAAGGAGTGAACGTGGAAAAGTTAAAGAAGATTCTTCAAGGAAAAGCTCAAGACAATCAATGCCCAGACTCTAGTCAAATGAATTTGGGCGATTCGGGTCTTACAAGGTCAGAGCGTGTATATCGCGCTCGTCAAATGCGTCGTGCTAAGACGCGTAAATTCTATGATTTGGATAATCCTACGTCTCGTCATATGACGAAGCAGGAGTTTGCTGCCGAATCGGACATAAATACAATTATGAAAAAGTATGAACGTTCGGGCATTAGCATTGAAACCTTAAGTAGATTCTCAATGCAGACCCTGCCTGAAAATTTTAAAGATCTGACGGGCCCTATTGATCATAAAGCGGCTTTAGATATGCTTGATGAGTTACATTCTACGTTTGATAATCTTCCTGCTCGTATCCGTGATCGCTTCCATAATAATCCATATGAGTTTGTTGATTTCTTCAGTCACGCTGAAAACCAAGAAGAGGCTATTAAGCTCGGTCTCGCTCGCCGTATCGAAACTCCTCCAGCTTCTGGTGCCTCAAAGGTTAAACGTGATTTGTCTGATCTCGATGAGCCTACAAAAGATAAACTTCAAAAGAGAAAAGAACCGACGGAGTAAACTCCGTCGGTTTAAGCGCTTTAGCGCGCCTTCTTCTGGTTTAATTCTTCTTCTAATTGGCTATTCCATTCTTGAGATTCTGTGAGGGCGTTATACGAAATAAAGTGACGCCTCCATTGTCCGTTTGGAAAAGTAATTTGGATCATAAAATACTTGTTACTAGTCTCCTCAACTGTGATGTCGGCTATCTTAGTTCCAAATGCCTGTAGTTCCTTAGTTTCTTTAGCTACGTGTTTCATTGTTATCTCCTTCTGCCCTTCGGGCGTTTTTAAACGCCGTGCACGAAGGGCCTAGAAGGTGGTTGTTGAAGATTCATTGCCGTCTTAATCGCAAGTCCGTGAAACGCCGCGCACACAAAAAATATATAAACGCGCGCGAGTAACGCGTGCGAAAAATAATTAATATGTGCGGCGTGGCACGATGGCTTGCGGACGGGCAATATTCAACCTTCAGCAACGCCTAAGAAAACAATGACCACAAGCGTCGAAACTAGGACTTCAGGCCTTGGAACAAGGCCGACCCACCAGTTACTACTTGACGTAACTGGTGGGAGTGACACCAAATTACTACCCAAACGTAAAAAAGGATGTAAACTTTATTTATATAAGCCGAATATAATCTTAATCATGGAGTGCCGATGAAAAAGAGAAAAAAGCAATTTAAGAAGCGCGTAAAGCTTTCAAAGACTCAGTCTCGTCGTAAGTTTAAAAAGTCTGCATCGAGATCTCATAAAAAGAACTTCTCACCGCCACCAATGCGTGGCGGCATTCGAATGTAAAAAAAAAGAGGAATACAACAGTGCCGTGTTATAAACCTCTTTCTGCGTGGCGCAGCGCGGATCTGAATCCTACTGGTAAACGTAGCATGGTCTTCAATCCAAAGCTAGCGTTAGAACCTGATGATATTAAAAAACTTCCTTGCGGTGGCTGTATCGGCTGTCGTTTGCGTTATTCTGGTCAATGGGCTGCCAGGTGCGTACATGAATCTAATTTATACGAACAAAATTGTTTCGTAACACTTACTTTCGCACCGTGGGCTATGAATCTGCGTGGACATGAATCTATTTCAGTTCGTGATTGTCAGTTATTTATGAAACGTCTTCGTCGTCATTTAGAACCAAAAAAAGTTCGGTTTGCTTATGCTGGCGAGTATGGCGATCAAATGCATCGGCCTCATTATCATTTCTTAATCTTTAATCATGACTTTTCTGCTGACCGTTATCATTGGCGTACTCTGCGTGGTTATCCTTATTACCGTTCTCCGCTACTTGAGGAAGCATGGCCTTTTGGTCATGCTGAGATTACTGATTTGAACTTTAAGACTGCGGCTTATGTGTCACGATATATTACTAAAAAGGTTAAAGGTAAGTCTGCTGTCGATTGGTATAACGAAATTAACTATAGTACTGGTGAGATTATCTCGTCCGTAACTCCTGAATTCTTCCACATGTCAAGAAAACCTGGACTCGGAAAAGGTTGGTTTGATCTGTATCATAAGGATTGGTATCCAGCTGATGAAATTATCATTGATGGCAAGCGTATGCTGCCTCCGAAATATTATGATTCGCAATTTGAAATTCTAGAACCTTATGAAATGGAAATGGTTAAACAACAACGTATTCTTAATGCTCTTCAACCTCATGTGATTCAAAATTCTACTTACGAACGTCTTGCTATTCGCGAAGAAATACACACAATAAAAGCTCAACAACTAAAAAGGAGCTACGAAAATGGCCAGAGTCTGTAAGGTGTTCACAGTGTTTGATTCTAAAATGCAAACTTATTACGATAGTTTTCTATCAGAAAACAAAATGACGGCCCTTAGGTCGATGTCTCAATCTATGTCCAATCCAAAGAGTCCGTTCGGTCTTTATCCTGCTGATTTTACTTTATTTGAAATTGGTGAATGGGACGATCAAAAAGGTCTTTACACGATGTATGATCACAAAATAAACTTAGGCTGTTTGATTGAATTAAAAGCTTTAGAACGTGACAACGGAGGTCTACGTGAAGTCGGTGATGCGCCATAGTTTTTCTCAAGTCCCTAGTGTTAACATTCCTAGAACGTCTTTCAACCGTTCACATGAGATCGGAAGAGCGTCGTGTAGGGAAAGAGTGTAGATCTCGGTGGTCGCCGTATCATTAAAAAAAAA